GGGTGGGCAGGATGCTCGAGAGCGTTTGCGAGAAGGTTGCGGGCGTCGTGGCTGTTGACACAGGGAGCGAAGACGGGACCGCTGGGCTCGTGGTCGCCTGGTGCGCCGACAACGGTCTCCCGTACTCAGTCAGCACGCGCGTCTTCGCCGACCGTGGCCAGCCGTTCCCCTTCGCCGACGCGCGCAACTACGCGCTGATGCGGGCCCGCGAGAAGAACCCCGAGCGCATCCTGTTCCTCGACTGCGACGAAGAGCTAGTCGGCGACATTCCCGGCGACACGGGCGACTTCGGCGTCTGCCATCACGTCACGAAAGACACTGGCTCGCGCGGGACGGACCTTTTGGTGATGCGCGGCGACCTGCCCGGGCACTTCACTCCGGTGACACACGAGGCGTTTCTGCCGAGCGTGGAGCATCGGCAGGTGTTCATCAGTGGGGCGCACATCTTGAGTCACGCGGACTCGGCGCGCCGCGCGTCTGGGCTGAAGAACGCGCATGACGCGGTGATGCTCGAGAAGTGGATGCAGGAGCACCCTCGGGACTCCCGAGCGGCGTACTATCTCGCGCAGACCTACTACGCTCTCGAGCGTTGGGAGGACGCGCTTGCGACGTACGAGCTGCGGCTGGCGCTGGGAGGCCACCCCGAAGAGTCGTGGATGGCTCTCTACTCGCGCGCGGTGTGCCTGGAGCGTCTGGGCAAACCGAGGCCGCTCGTGGTCGATGCGTACCTGAGCGTGTGGAGCGCGAACCCAGAGCGGAACGAGCCGCTGTGCGCGCTCTGGTCGTATCTGTTCGGCACGGGCGGAGAGAACTGCCCGGATATGGCTTTCTTGGAGCTGCTGACTCAGGGCATGCGCCGCAGCGAGCCGGTCGAAGGCATGTACGTGGACCCGTCGGCGTACACATGGCGCCCGGAGTTCATGCGCGGCGTCGTGCGGGTCGCTCGTGGAGAGTGGGCGTTGGCGCAAGCTGCGTTGACACGGGCACTGGAGTGCGAATTGCCCGCTGAGGAATTGCGCGTGGCTGAAGGCTGCATCAGGGTTTGCAAGGAGAGGCTGGGAATATGATCGGAGAATACATGAAGGAGGTGGCGAGGCAGGCCGAGCGAGAGGTCGAGAGCTCCGGCTTTCGGGTGGCCAGGCTCGGGGGCGCGTCTCTTTTGATGGGCACGGAGCCCGAGTGGAGGTTCCGGATCACGAAAGATGGCAACGCCGACCTATTCGCGGTCGTGGCAGTATCGGACAAGGACCTGGAGGCAGACGAGGTCTTTGCCGCCCGTCGTTTTCTGAACGATGTCCGCGTCGCGCTCGCGAAACTGAAACTGAAGGAGCAATCATGAAAGTCCTACGTGTGTGGTTCCGTGACGGCATCGCGATCGGTCGCATCGAAGAGACGAAGACGGTTCTCTCTTCTGGCAACGGCTGGGAGCTGACCTGGGACGCCAAGCTCCGAGAGCTGAACGTCGTCGAGCGCGAGAGCGGTTACTCGTACGTCGTGCCGGTGGAGAACATCAAGCTGATGAGGAAGGACGACGTCCAGAAGTGACCCTCATCACCAAGCCCAACCCCGACGACAAGATCGAAGCCGAAGGCGGCGGCCAATCCGTCGCCGAGCTCGATGCGAAGCACAAGGAGATCTGGGAAGACATTCGGGGTGGCTTCGGAGCGCAGAAGCACTTCGCGCGCGAACTCGACTGGATGACAAGCTCGCCGTCGATGTCACAGGCGGGAGCTCCGACGCAGGCAGAGGCCGACGACGCGGTGAGGCAGGAGCTACAGCTACTCGAGTGCGTGCGGTCGCATGCGGCCGAGCACCTTCGCAGCCAGCAGCTTTTGCTCACGAAGGCGATGCTGAACGGCGAGGGCACCGGCTGGTACTTCGAGGTCTCCGACGGCATGGGCCACCGATGGGAGTTGCAAGTCTCCTACGACTCCGCGCTCGAGATTGCCGGCCAGGACGAATCGCGCGCGGTCGCTGCGCTGATTGACTGCGTCGTCACGCGGGCGATCGAGGCGCGGCGGCTGTTCTTCGAGCGGGTGCAGGCTGTGACGGTGGGTCGCAACTGATGGACTGGCGCCGCACCCCCACCAGTTCGCTCCTCTGGACCATCTTCGACGGTCACCACATGTTTCGGGACCCGTACACGAACGAGATCCACATCATTCAAGCCAAGGTGAAGCGTGCCCCGTCTTAGTGTCGCACTGGTCGCGCAGACCCTCGCCAGGATCTACGGGCCGAATTGCGTGAAGGAACAGGCAGACGACGGGGTCGTGTTTCGCCGCGTGTCATGGCGCCGAGACCGGTCCGGAGAGTGGCAACCCGAGGAGCTAGTCAAGCTCGACACGGCCGAGGTGGAGGCCGTGTTAAGCATACTCAACGGCCAGAGATTCGAGTCGCCTACGGCTTTCCTGCAGGCCACCAAAGACCGAATCGACGCAGTGGTTTCGGCGAAGCCATTGCTCAACGACGTGAGGATCGAAACCGATGCCCCGTCGTAAGCCCACCGAGAGCAAGTTCGCCGCTCAAGTCCTCGCGCTCGCGGCGGAGAACGAAGCAACAAGCGCAGCCGAAGCCGGTCTGTCCCCACCCCCACCTCCGGACCCTTCGGCTGCGCCCTTTGCTCCGTTCGACCTCGAGGAGATGTTTGTCTCCGAGTGGGGATCGCGCATCGACACGGCCAGCTATTGCCAGCTCGCCCTGTGCCGCATGCTGCAGGGCAAGCCGGTAGATGACCTGGCTGACGCTGACGCGCGCGTGCTCGAGATGTTCGGCGGAGCGCTGCCCGTCCTCTCCGGCCCCCCGAGCGTAGCGCTCATCATCAGCGGAATCCGGACGGCGAAGAGCACGCTGATTGCCGACACGGCGATCGCGATCACGCAGACCATCGAGCTACCGGACTGGATCCGCCCGAGCGACGAGATCCGGATCCCCATCGTCTCGACCGACGTGGACACCGCGCGAGCGACGTTCACGCACGTCGTCGAGACCATCATGTCTTCGCCGCGGCTGATCGGGCTGCTCGCCCAGGACGAGAAGGGCAACCCCATCGAGCCGAAAGCCGACTCGGTGCTGCTTCGACACCCTTCCGGGCGCAGCATCGAGATCAAGGTGGTAGCCTTGTCGCGTGCCGGCTCGACGCTCACCGCCCGATGGTTCGCTGGTGCCATCTTCGACGAGGCGCCCCGCATGGGTGGCGAGGTGGATTATGTTCGATCGTTCGACGAGGCTTTTAGGGCGTGTCGCGGGCGAGTGCTACCGGGCGGGACGATCATGCTTAGCGGCAGCCCGCACGCTCGCATCGGACCTATCTACGAGCTGTTCCGCAAGCACTTCGGCAAGCCGTCGCAAGGGTTCGTAGTCGCGAAGGCGAAAGGCCCGTGGCTCAATCCCATCTACTGGACCCCCGAGCGCTGCGCCGAGCTCAAAGAGACCGACGCGATCGCGCACCAGACCGACGTCGAAGCCGACTTCAAGGATCCGGAGTCCGCGCTTGGTGACAGCGCCAGCATCGAGGCTGCGATGCGGGAGTCGGTCGGAGACATTCCGTACGTGCCGGGGCACCGCTACGTGGCGACGATGGATCCGGCGACGCGCGTCAACACCTGGACATTCACCATCACCGAGTGCGTCGGCTGGGAAGGGCTCGCGCTCAAGTATAGGGTGGCGCTCCGCAAGCAGTGGGTCCCGTCTCCGGGGCGCACCCTTTCACCTGATGCTGTACTCGGTGAGGTCGCGCGCGACTGCCGGAGCTATGGGCTTGACGAGTGCTTCACGGACATCGCATCGGCCGACTTCGCGATCGACCTGGCCGCCCAGAAGGGCCTGACGCTGAACGTCGAGACGGGCGTGGACCTGCTCGAACTCGGCCGCGAGCTCATGGCGCTCATCCGGCGCGGGCTGCTCGAGTTGCCGAATGACAACCACGTGCGCGAGGACTTGCAGAGCGTGAGGACCCGCACGAGCACGAGCGGCAACGTCACGATCCTGCTTCCGAGGTCTTCGGGCGGCCGCCACTGCGACTACTTCCCGTCGCTCTGCCTCGCCGTGAAGAACCTACCCGAACCGCCAGACGTAAAAGTAGAGGTAACGATGCAGCAGAAAGACCTAGACCGCGAGCTTGCCGACTTCGCTTCGAGGCATGACGACACGGACGGGGCGCGGGCAGCGCGGAGGGCTACGGGGTGGTGATCACCGACGGTGAGACCCGCGAGCTGGCCGCCATGCGCGCGGCCGGCGTGAAGAGCGCAGAGTTCTTCGAGAACGGGAAGCTCTCGAAGGTCGAATTCCGCGACCCCGACCCGCCCGCGCCAGAGCCTCCGTCAGAGCCGCAAGGCTCCGGCTTCTCGAACGAGGTTGACGCGGCGCTTGGCCAGCTGGCCAACCGTGGTAAAAAGACGCCATGAGCGTGCAAGGCCCCCCTCAAGACCCGTGGTTCACGATCGATGACCAGCGCGAGGCCGCGCAAGCCGCCCGGCACCACGCGCGGATGCTGTGGCAGCAGCAGGGCATCGACCGGCGGGACGTGGCCGAGGCGGCGCTCACGATCTACTTCGGCAACCCGCGGCACACCGTGAACGGCTCCAGCATGAGGGAGTACGTGGACCGCGCGTTCGGCATCGAGCACGACCCGCAAGCCGAAAACGTGGTGCAGATGGTCGTTGACACGATGGTCTCGCACACCATCAAAGACCGCGTCCGCCCGTGGTTCCAGACGGACAACGGAGACTCGCAGCAGCAGGAGGACGCGAAGGGGATGATGCATGCCGTCGAAGGCATCTTCTTTCAGAACGGCGTCTACGAGGACGAGGACGTCTATCAGCACGGGTACCTGTTCGACGCTGGCTTGACCAAGGTCATCCCGGACTTCGCCCGCAAGCGCGTGACCTTCCTTCGCGTGCCGTGCTGGCAATGGCTCGTGCCCGAAGAGGAGGGCAAAGACCCGCGGCAGGGCTTCCACGTCTACACGGTCGATCGCGCGATGCTGCTCGCCGACTTCGGCTTCGATGACGAGGGCAACGAGACGAGCCTCTACGAGCTGATTCGGACCGCGAACCCGGCGCCGAAGGACATGCTCCCTCGCGACAACGGCGAGAACAGCGTGAGCGATCGCGTGCTCGTAACCGAGGCGTATCACCTGCCGTCGGCGTACGTGGACACCGAGGATCCGGCGGCGTTCGGGCTCGACGAGGAGGGCGAGTTCGGTGAAAAGGGGTACTTCTCTCCCGACGTTGACCCCGGTCACGACGGCCGCCGCATGATGATCCTCGACGACGATATCGTGCTCTGCGACGAGCCGTACCCGTACGAAGAGTTCAACATCAGCGAGTTCTTCCCCGCGCGCAACCCGACCGACTACTGGAGCCGCGGAGTTCCGGAGACGCTGGCCGGCGCGCAGCTGATGGTGAACAAGGCAACGCGGCGAATCAGCAACATCATGCACCTGAACGCCGTGAGTCGGCTGCTTGTGAGCCGGAGCGCGAAGATTAACCTGTCGAAGTTCACGAACGACCTCGTGAGCATCCTCGAGTGCACCGGCTCGCCGCAGCAGGTCGCGATGTACCTCACAGGCACCGCGCCGCCCGCCGAGCTGTTCCAGGAGCGAGACCGCTACATCGCGTCGATGAAAGCGCAGTACGGCCTGAACGAGATGACGCTCTACGGCGAGAAGCCGCCGGGTGTCGATCATGCGCCGGGAATGGAGCACCTCCTCGACGAGGTGAACCTGCGCCACATCATGAAGTTCCGCGCGAGGGACAAGTACATCACGAAGCTCGCGCGGCTCACCGTCGATGCCTGCCGGCTGATGGCCATGCGCGACCCCGACTTCGAGGTGATGTTCGGCGACAACAAAGAGCTGCGCCGGATCCGCTGGAAGGACGTGGAGCTGCCGCGCCGCTCGTACGTGGTGAAGCTCTGGGCCGCGAACCTGCTTCCGCAGACGCCCGGCATGAAGATGAAGCGCATGGCGGAGCTGGCGAACCTCGGTGAGCCGTTCAAGAGCCAGGCGGTCGCGTACCTCGCCGAGGACTACCCCGACGTCGAAGCGCTCGCCGGCAAGGTGAACGCGAAGCGGAAGAACATCGAGGCGAAGATTCTGGAGACGGCGCGCTCCGGCCTCACTGAGCGCACGAACCCGCAGCCCTACATGAACCTCGCGCTCTGCAAGAGCATCGCCGAAGACTACATCGCCGAGTACGACCGCAACGGCGACGAGGCCGCGATGCAGAACGTGATCGACTTCTGGGAGGCGTCCGACAAGCTGGAGAAACAGCTGATGCCGCCCCCGCCCCCCGCAGCGCCGGCGCCCGCCGTGCCGCAACCCCCCGTTGTTACCGCAGGAGTGCCGCTACAATGACCATGACCGCCGAGCAGATCATCGGAAACGCAGTGGGAGACGAGGCGCCGGAGATCGCGCCCGAGGACTTGGCGGAGGAGCAGCCGGCGAACGAGGGCGACGCTCAGGAGGGCGAAGAGCAGCAGCCGGAAGAGGAAGCCCGGCAAGAAGAGCAGCAGGCCGAGTCGAAGGACGTGAAGGGCCTCGCCTTCTTCAACAAGGACCTCTTCACCGACGACGCCCTCAACACCCCCGAGGGCATCGCCAAGGCGCGGCAGGCCATCAAAGACCGCGACAAGTTCACGGGGAAAGCCTACGTGAAGCTGAAGGCGCGCGACCGAAAGAGCGCGGAGACCAAGGCCCACGTCGAGCGGCTGAACGCGAACGCGCTGCTGCTGCCCCAGCGGCAGCAGGCAGACGTCGAGGTCATGCGCTCCGGCGACGCGAATCAGCGGCTCGACGCCCTCGGCCGCCTGTTCCACATGCCCGGCATCGACGCCTACGAGCTGCTCTCCGAGGGCGTGCTCGGGGTCCGCAAGAAGGGCCCGAAGAACGAGACCGAGGCGGTGAAGCGCGAGCTCGAAGAGCTGCGGAACGGGCTGAAGCAGAAGGAGCAGCGCGAGGCCGAGGAGCGAGCGAACCATCAGATCCTGCTCGCCGAATCCCGGATCGCGACCCTCGCCCAGACGGACGCTTTCCCCTCCGTCGCGCACTTCGCCAAGCAGTCGCGCGGCCAGCTGAACGAGATCGTCAACCAGGTGAAGCGGGCGTGCATCGACCACTGGGACGACCAGGTGCGCAGAGGTGTGCAGCCGATCCCTCTTGACCATTCGGCCGCACTGGGTCAATTAGAACAGCTACTGAAGCCGCACGCGGCCCAGACCGGGGTTAACCCGGACGCTGGACGGGCACCCAGCCGAAACCCGAAACCCGTACCGACAGGCAGAACAGTCTCGCCAGCCAGAGCCTCAACGGCATCGTCGCGCAGATCGCTCGACGACATGTCCGACGAGGAGAGGCGGGCGGATCTCGCGCGGGACACGGATGCGCTGCGTCGCTTCGGGCTAGTCTGAAGTCGTAGCTCCCCGAGACCCGCGGGAAAGGGTTTCGGAGATGACTTCAGCGAACGGGACAACGGAACTCTCCCTGAGCAAGCGGCTCTGGGGGAGCAAGGTTTCGGAGCCGATGTACAAAGCATCGAAGCTCCTGAACATGTGCAAGAAGGACACGAACTTTGGCACCATCGAAGGCCGCTACATCGTGTTCAAGGTGGCGCCGATCTCGGGTTCGAGCCCGACGTTCGGTGACGCGCTGCGCGTGCAGAACGCATCCGTCAAGGTGCGCATGCTCGTGACGCACCGCACGGAATACGCGGTCTTCAGCATCAAGAACCTCGTGATCGAGCAGACCAAGGGCAAGGCGAACGCCATGCTCGAAGCGCTCACGAGCGAGATGGACTCGGCGCGCACCGCGTTCGCGCGAGCCATGGCGCGCACGGCCAACGGCAACGGCGGCGGCGCGATCGGCCAGCTCGCGGCGGCGACCTCGCTCTCGGGTACCACGTTCACCTTCCGCAACGAGTGGGACAAGCTCGGCGTGGAAGTGGGCTCGGTGCTCCAGTTCGCGAGCGACGACGGCACGGGCCCGAGCGCGGTGATCACCAACGTGCGCAACTCCGGCGGCGTGCCGGTCGAGCTCACGGTCACGGCGATCAGCGGCTTCACGGTCACCGTCTCCGCGGCGCTCAACACGGTTCCGGCCATCACGGCGAACGACTACGTGTTCCGCCCCGGTGCGTACCTCGCGACCATGACCGGTCTGCGCGGCTACCTGCCGGACACGGCGCCGACCACGGGCGACTCGTTCTTCGGGCTCGACCGCTCGACCACGAACACCGACCGCGTTGCCGGCTACCACCTGAGCGGTAGCGGCGCGGCGAAGCTCGAGACGCTGGAAGTCGCGGGCGAAGTCGGGCAGGCGTGCGGCCTGAACGGCGACGACATGGTGCTCATCGCGAACCCGCGCACGGTCCGCCAGATCCGTCAGGAGCTGATGACCGCGCGCATGCTGACCGAAGAGGACGTGACGCCCGAGACCAAGGTCGGGTTCAAGGCCGTGAAGTTCCTGATGCAGAACGGAACGTGCACGATCCTGAACGAGCCCGATGCGCCGGTCGCGACCTCGCGACTGTTCCGCGTCTCGGACTTCTTCCTCCGTTCGACGGACACCGTTCCGAAGGACATCACCAACAACAAGGGTGAGCTGCTGACCGACTTCACCGACGACGCGCGGCAGGGTCGGCTGGGCGGCTACGGCAACTTCTTCCACGAGAACCCCGGCGAGTCGATCGTCATCACGTGGTGAGGCAATCATGAGCGACCAAAACGATATCCAGGCGAAGATCGCCGGCTCGATGGGGCTCGACGAGGGCGGCATGTCCGCCGTTCGCGACCTCTTCTCGATCTGCGCGACCTACAAAAAGGCCGCAGTCGATACCACGCTGCTCGAGACGTACTTGCTGAAGGTGTGGACCAACCCCTACACCTTCCCGGTGAAGCTCTCGCGCGCCGTGTACAACCCCGACGCGACGCTCACCGCGAATACGTCGAACTACGCAACCGTGGCACTCCAGACGGACGACGGCGCGGACGGCACCCCGGCAACGGCCAAGGTCTTCACGACCTCGACGGTTGCGGGTGGCGGCTCCGGGAACTTCGTGGCCGACACGCAGGTGCTCTTCCCGAGCTCCGGTGACGTCGCTGCGGAGCTCGACGTGGCACCGGGCGCCAACGTGTTCCTCTCGGTGGCGAAGGCGGGCGCGGGCATCTTGGTGCCGGCGGGCGTCCTCAACATCGTTCTGCACAAGCTGTAAGCCATGGCAAGCGGCATCATGATGGATCGGACTCGGGTCTACGGGCCCGGTTCGAAGAAGATCAAGCTCCGTTTCTTCCCGAACGGGACTTCGACCACCGCGATGACCGTGGCTGCTGGCACCCTCATCACCGATGGCGGTGTGACCAGCGTCACGCGCACAGCCACCGCGGGCAAGTTCACCATTCAGCTCTCGGAAAACTACCTCAAGCTGCTCGCCGGACACGCGACGGTGCAGCTTGCGGCAGACACGACCGACCTGCATGCGCAGCTCGGCACCGTGGACCTGACGGCTTCCGGCGGAACGACCGTGATCGTGCGGCTCCTCACGAGCACCACGAACACGGACATGTCGTCGAACGCCAACAACAGCGTCTCGGTGACGCTGGAGTTCCAGGACTCCGATGCCTGATCCCAAGGGCCTGGCTCTCATCATCGGCGGAGGCAAGGGCAAGCCGCCGCCGGGTGGCGAGAGCATGGGAGAAGAGGACACCGCGCCCGACGCGAAGGTGGAGGCGATCCGTCGCTTCCGCGAAGCGCTCGAGGGCGGCGACGACGAGGCGGCCGCGATGGCCTTCAAGGATGCCTACCATGCCTGCATGGAGGACACCGAAGAGGCCGACGAAGAGCCGATGCCCGACATGCCCGACGGCGAAGAGGAGTACTCGTAACCGATGGCCACCGTGACGTTGGCTCTGCTGGAGTCGGACGCCCTGCTCTATGCGGACCAGCGTCCCGGTGGCTCGACCTCGCACATCAGCTCGACGGAACTCACGCGCTTGGTGAACCAGGCGCTCAAAGAGTTCTACGACCTGCTGATTCGAGCGCGCGGGCACGAGTACTTCATCACGGCCGGGACGCTTGCGATCGTGAGCGGCACGGCGACGTACACGCTGCCGGCGGACCTGTACGAACTCACGAGCCTCACCCTTGAGTGGGGCACGCGCAATCACGAGCTGGTGAGGCCAGCGACTTCGACTTCGGACCGGAGCGCCTACACCAACCTCGGCCTCTGGACGCAGTACGGGCCGAAGGCGTACCGGATGCGCGGCGCTCAGGCGGGAACGCAGACGCTCGAACTGTTGCCAACGCCGAGCAGCAACGTGACGGCGCGCTTGCAGTACATCCCGACGATGACCGAGCTGACCGCGGGCCAGAGCATCCAAGCCGTGAACGGCTGGGGCAAGCTGGTATCGCTGAAGGTCGCGCTCGAGATGCTGTCGATCAAGGGCGCAACGAAGCAGCTCGAGATGGTCCGCGGGCTCTACGAAGACCAGCTACAGCGCGTGACGGACATGGCGACCGAGCAGGACGCGAACGAGCCGAAGAAGCCGCGCGATGTGGGACCCGACGCGACCGGTAACGGTTGGATGCGCGGGTGGTACGTGCCGTGATCCAGTCGTACCGCGGCCCGCAGACGGCAGCGAAAGAGTACGACCAGGACGAGCAGTCGCGGCTGATGATTGCCGTGCGGCAGCTCGCAACGGACGCGCGCACGCATCAGGCGCCTTTGCCGGTCGGCCGCGTGCTGCGCAACGACGGCGACGCGCTGAAGTTCGACGAGCTGAACCGCGTGGCGCCTTCGGCCGCTGGCCTACTCGTGGCTCTGCCGCGCGCCGCTGACATCGACGGCGGGCGCGAGGTGGAAGTCGCGATCGTGTCTGCCGCGGGCGCCGTGACTTTCTCCGCCGTGGCTGGCGCGCTCATCAACGGCGCGGCGACGTTCGCTCCGGGCGCGGCGGTCGGCCTCGTGCGGTTTCGGTGGGACGGATCGGGGTGGTGGGTATGACGGTTTTCGTGACGCAGGCGGAACTGGCGGCGGCGACGTCCGGCGGCTGGCCCATCGGCAGCGTGTTCCTGTCCGTCGTGGCCACAAACCCGGCTACGCTGCTCGGCTTCGGCACGTGGTCAGCGTTCGGCGCGGGCCGCATGCTGGTCGGGCTCGACTCCGGCGATGGTGACTTCGACACCGCGGAAGAGACGGGCGGAGCGAAGACGCATTCGCACGCGGTGGGGACGATCGCCCCGAACGCGCACAGCGGGACGGCAGTGGGCGCGCACGCGAGCCACACGCACACGTACTCGCAGGTTCCGGACCATGTGCACGTTCAGCGGTGCCAGGGAGGCACGACGGCGAGCACGACTGGCACGCACATCATGACCAGCACCGCGACGGGAGGCTCAATCCGTAGCTCAGGGCAGAGCACGCTGAACCCGACCAGCGCGAGCAACCCGGGCACGACCGATGGGCCTTCCGCCTCGCTCACCCACTCCGTTACCCAGCCCTCCGACCACACCATGAGCGGCTCGACGGCCACGGCGAGCGGGCTTCCGCCGTACATCGTGGTCTACATGTGGAAGAGGACGGCGTGAAAGTATCCTCTCAGCTCCAGCTTCCGATCCTCCCCGGCATGCGCGAGGACATCGACCGGCGCGCGGGCGCCGAGCCGGGGACGCTGCTCTACGCGCAGAACGTCCGGTTTCGGCAGAAGGGCAAAGCGCAGCGGCGCGCGGGGACGACGGAGCTGGCGACGACGGCCCACGCTTTTGCGCCCGCCTCGATCGCTTCGCAGTCGGCGCCCGACTTCGTGGCTGGCGACGTCGAGAAAGTCGTTGCGGCCGGCGGCTTCGCATTCCGTCGCAACGACACGACTGGCGAATGGAGCGTGGCCGGCTCGCCTAGCACCGCGATGCCAGTGCGCCGCGTACTCACGATGTACCACCGGCCCGGCGCTTCCCACCCGGCGCTGGCCGGCGCGGCAACGGTGGCGATCGACTCGGCGGGCTACATGCTCACCGCGTACTGCGTCAACGACACCATCTCCGGATTCGGCGAGGTGTGCGGTTACGGCTACTACGCGCCCGACGGGACGCTGATCACATCTGGCGAGCGCGCGAGCACGGTGCGCTGCCGAGCCGTCGCTGTCGGCGCGACCATCTATCTCCTGCTTCAGGACTCCGCGTCCACGAACGCGGTCGTCGAGGCGTACGCTTACGCGGCGGGCGCTGTCACCGGACCGACAACGCTCGTCACGCTCGACGCGCAAGCCGACTCCTGGGATGCCTCTCCGTGGCCAGGGACGACGGCGGGGCGCTGGTTCTTCGTCTGGTACGACTCGTCGAGCACGACGGTCACTGTCCGGCGCATGAACGCGCTGGTCGGCGAGGCAGACAACACGTTCACCCCTGCGGGCGCGCCTCGGATCTCCTGCCACGCGAACACCAACTATGCGTGGGTCGGCACAGTGGACGACACGAGTCAGACAGCGCTTTGTCGCGTCTACAACTTCAGCGGCGGCCTGATGGTCTTTTTCTCCGGGCCGACGACGGCATGGACGTTCACCGCGGCCAGCGAGGACAGCTCCCCACCCATCTTCGGGAACGGCGCGAACCTCACGACGGCCAACTATGTCGGGTGGGTTCTGCCAACGAGCGGGGCGCCCGCGGTCTACAACTTCAAAGCGGGCTCGTACACGACCGGCGGAGCGAACGCGATCCGAGACTTCTACGGTGGCTACCCGGTCACGAACCCATTCGGTGTCACCGGTGAGTACTGCTGGGCTGACGCTCTCGCGAACCTGTATCCGACTGCATTCTCTGGAACCACCAGCCCCGCACCGCGTCGGCCGGTAATGCTGAGGCGGCTCGGATCTGGGGGCGGCCAAGTTCTGTTCCCCGAGCTAACCGCCAAGCGTTCGGCTACGTACATCGACGACACTGCGCGCGTGGACCGCTGGACGCGCCCCGCGCAGCGGCCCAATGGAAACTGGGTCGTTCCGCTCGCCGTGTGGATCCCGGACGATTCGACGGGTTCGATCTATTACGAGTTCCTGGAATTCGAGGCTCCGTGCGTGACGACGCGCATGACCGCGCTTGCCGCGGGAGCGCTCATTGCCCCGGGGCAACCTGTCGATCTGACGCCACAGGGGAAGGTTGCCGGAGTCGAGGTCGGGGTCATCACGGCGCCTTCGATCGTGTACATCGAGAGCTTCAACGGAGGCGGCACGCTTGCCGACGGGACCTACTTCTTCGCAGCGTGCTGGCGATGGATCGACGACGCCGGCCGCGAACGCCGCTCGGCGCCGTCTCCCGTAGCCAGTGTGGCAGTCAGCGGCGGCGCGGGCACCGGCACGATCACAATCTACGTGACCCGGATCAACTGGTCACGCTCGGAGCGCAACAGCCAATACGGCCAGCTCGAGATTTACGTGAGCGCGACCGACGAGAGCGCGCTCTACCTGCTGAGCGACGACTACCCGGCACAGGCCCAGATCGGAACTAGCACCGGCTACATCCAGTACTCGAACCTCACCTTCGACCCCGCCACCATCACAGCAAACCGCGAGCTCTACACCGACGGCGGCGTGCAACAGAACGACATGCCTCCGTCGTGCCGCTGCGTCGTGGCAGCCGAGGAAACCCTCTGGGCAGGAGTCACCTGGGATCGCACGCTCTGGCAAGAGTCGAAGCCCATATTCCCCGAAGAGCCGGCGCAGTTCACCGACTCGGACGCCTTCAAGGTCCGCTTTCCCGAAGACACCGTCGCGGGCGCGTACATGGATGGCACTCTGATCGTTGGCTCCGAGCGCGCGATCTACGCCGTGCGCGGCCAAGGCCCAAACGACCGCGGAGAGGGCGCGCCGCGGACGCCCTATTGCGTCGTCTCCGGCCTCGGAATGGTGAACGAGCGGGCCGTGCAGGTGACACCGATCGGCTGCTTCTTCGAGTCGCATCGCGGCATCGATTTGCTACCAAGAGGCCTCGGTCCGCCCGTGTTCATCGGCGAAGCAGTTCAGGACCAGCTCGCGCTCCGGCCGACGATTCTCGACGCGACGTTTCATGTCGGCGACGACTCTTCGAGCGTCCGGTTCCTCATCAAGGATCCGACCGGCACGAATGCGGGCACCCGCACCCTCGTCTATGACATCGACGCGCAAGCCTGGAGCGTGGACACTCACCCGGTAGCGCTCGCCGCGCTCGGCTCGACGCCGGACGGGCTTCTCTTCGCTGGCGCCAATCTCGCCGCCTCCCCAGCGCTGCTGCTCGAGGACTCGTCGTCGTCCACGGACGACGGGTCGTTCTTCGAGGGGCGCCTAACCTTCCACAACTGCTACCCAGCCGGCTTCACGGGTCAGACCAAGTTTCAGGCGTGCGTGGCGCGCACGACGCTCAATGCGAACCCGAGCGGAGTGAACGTCAAGGTCACGCTCGACGACGACTCGACGCGCGCGAAGACGATCACGAAGACAGGCACGGACACGTCCACCGTGAAACTCTACCAGTGCGACCCCGGCAACTTCGACAACCGATGCGCCGCGGTCACGGTCGAGCTCTACGACTCGGCCGGCGGCGTCACTTGGTACGGCGCGACCATCTACCACGAAGCGGAGCCCGAGATGGGCATCCCGCTCGCACCAGCGGAGAGAGGCTAGGCCATGGCTGAAACAGTCGGCGGAATGTCGCTGGAGTACGAGCAAAAACTGCGCGAGCAAGGCTGGACCGAGGCGGAGATCGCCGCCCAGCGAGCTGCAGTCGAAGGGCGCGACACCGCGGACGCTAACCGCGAGTTCGATCCAACCTACGGGGCTACTTCTGGCGGCGCCAACCCTCTCGACTACGAGTCCAACCTACGCGAGCAGGCAGCGGCCGCAGAGCAAAACTACAACGATACCGCGTTTTACCGGGGTACCACCTACGAAGAGTCCGCGGCGGATCACTACGACCCGAACGCCCGCGACATGCGGAACTTCATGTACGGCCGCAACCCCGCGGCGGCCGATGCGACCGTCAACCTCACCGAAGCCCAGGGCAACAACGCGGTTGCGTCGGCGACGGCGCTCGGCGAGCAGTCTCGCGTTTGGGGCACCGAGGCCGGCGCGGCGGCGGCGCAGCAGGCGCTCGATGCGGGGCAGTACGGGCGCGACCAGGGTGCCGCCGTCCAGGGTCAAGCGCAAGGCCTCCAGAACTACGCGCTGAACGCCGCGGCGGCGCTCGGTGGCAGCGCGAATCAGATCGGCGCGACCGGGCAAGCCTACTCGGGCGCCCTCACCGGGGCCGGAGCAACGGCGGCGGCGCTCGGGGGCCAGCTCGGGCAGGCGGCGACGCAGCAGGGCGCGCAGAATCAGCAGGCTCTCGTGGGCTCGGCGAATCGCGCGGCTGCGGTCGGCCAAGCGGCGAACGAGGGTCTGTTCGCCGCGGGCGGGCAGGCCGCTCAGGCGAGCTCGCAGGCCGCTTCGCAGGTATCGCAGGCCGGAGCGGGCGCGAACACGGTCGGTTCTTCGGTGCGCTCGGATCTCGGCGGCGCAGCGGAGCGAGGGCGCATCGCCGGGCAGCAAGCGCTCGGCGGACTCGGCAACGCCGGCTCGACGGCGCTCCAGGGCAGCCGCGACGCGAACGAGCGACTCACGAGCATCGCCGGGGAAGCCGCGGGCCGCAGCGACGTCCAAACCAACTTCATTCCCGCGAACCAGGCGCTCGGCGGCGCCACGAGCACGGCGGAGCGCGCGAGCCAGACCGCGGCGGGCGCGGGGCAGCAAGTTGCTCAGGACGGCCTAGAACGGGCGCAGAGCACGGCTGCGGACCTCTCCGCGCTCGAGGCGCAGCAAGGCCCATCGGCGGCGCAAGCGCAGCTCAGGCTCGGGACGAACCGCGCGATCAACCAACAGGTCTCGATGGCTAGCTCCGGTCGCGGCCTGTCCGGCAACGCGAACGCGATGGACAACGCGGGCCGCAACATCGCGACCATCCAATCCGACGCGGCGAATCAGGCCGCCGGTCTCCGCGCGCAAGAGGATGCCGCGTGGCGGCAGCGTCAGCAGCAAGCGCTCGCGCTCGGTGGGCAGCTGAACGTGCAAGCCGGGCAGCTCGGTCTCGGCGCTGGACAGCTCGGGCTCGCGGGCGGCCAACTCTCGACAGAGGCGCAGCTTGCCGCGGCTGGGCAGCAAGGCCAGCAGGCGCAGTTCCAGACGCAGAGCGCCATTCAGCAGCAAGCTTTGCGCGACCAGACTTCGCTGGCCTACAACCAGGCCGCGGAGCATGCGCGCATGACGGGCAACGCCCAGCAGATCGGCGCGGTGCAGGCCGGCTACAACCCGAACCTCGCGGGCCAGGGCATCCACACCCAGGCGCTCACCCAC